GATAAGAGGAGGTAAATACTCCTCTTCTTTGCTCCTTTGTGTAAAAAATTATGACTCAAAATTTTGAATCAAATTATGAAAGTTCCATTCCAGAAAAACCATCTACAGTAACATTTGGTGCTGCTCCTACTAGTACCGGAAAACATCTTGTTGGTGGTATTGGTGCATCTATTACTGGAAGTCATCTTCTTGGTGGAATGGGAGAAGATCATCTTTCTTTCAATTGCAATAATTACTGGGAAGATGATGGATTTAGTTTAACTGGAAATCCATTTGTTCCTTTTTCTTCTTCCGATAATGTTGTTCTAAATTCACCAATATCAAAAAATCATCTTTGGAAATATAATGAAGATCAAATTCTTAAGGATGTTTCAGACTACGTAACAAGCACTTATGGTAGTCACTACTGCGGACAAAATCAAGAGTATAAAGATATTCAAACAATTGATTTGATAGCAGCAAAGGATCTGGCACCAAATTTTTGTCAGTCAAATATTCTCAAATATGGATCTCGTTATGGAGCAAAAAACGGACGAAATAAAAGTGATTTACTTAAGGTAATTCACTATGCTATGCTACTACTTCACTTTGATGGCCATTATACTCGCAAGAATAATGGACTTTCTGAATTCAAATAATAATGAAACTGCAAATGAAACTTTCTGACAAAACTCTGTCTTTGCTAAAAAACTTCTCTGGTATTAATCAATCAATTCTTTTTAAGGAAGGTAGTTCCCTCCGGACAATTTCTGTGATGAAAAACATACTTGCTGAGGCAACGATTACTGAAACCTTTCCAAAAGACTTTGGAATCTATGATCTAAATCAATTTTTGAATGGTCTCAATCTTCACCAAACACCTGAACTTGATTTTGAGAATGATAAGTATGTAATGATACGTGAAGGCAAATCAAGGTCTAAGTATTTCTTTGCTGACCCAAGTGTGATTGTAACACCACCAGATAAAGAGATTCTTCTTCCAAGTGAGGATGTATGCTTTGTGTTGAATACACAGCAGTTAGATAAGTTACTCAAGGCTGCTTCAATTTATCAACTCCCAGATTTATCTGCTGTTGGTGAGGCAGGTGTTGTGAAATTGGTAGTAAGAGATAAAAAGAATGATACCTCAAATGATTTTTCTATCGTGGTTGGAGAAACTGATAGCATCTTTACGTTTAACTTTAAAGTGGAGAATATCAAGATTCTTCCTGGTTCCTATGAGGTTGTCATCTCACAAAAACTTTTGTCACAATTCACGAGCACCGACAGAGATTTGAAGTACTATATTGCTATGGAACCCGATTCTACATTTGAATGAATATCTTCGTCACATCTCCATTTCCTGCTGAAAGTGCCACTTGTCTTCCTGATAAACACGTAGTTAAGATGCCCTTAGAGTGCTGCCAAATGCTCTCTATAGTGGCATCAAAGAAATGGGGATACAACTATGGAACCCTCCCTAAGACCGATGGAACCCCCTACAAGACAGAGAAGGGAGCATTCCGTAATCACCCTTGTACTTTATGGGTAGCACAATCTATTGATAATGCCTATTGGTTAATCAAGTGGGGAATGAACTTGTGTGATGAATATACTTTACGATATAATAAAACTCACTCCTGCTATAATACCTTACTACAAGCATACTATTTGTTTCCAAAAGGTAAGATTAAAGAAGTGACTCCATTTGCTCGTGCTATGCCCGAAGAATGGAAATATGATGATACGATTGATACCTTTACTGCTTATAAGATGTATGTCGCATCTAAACCTTGGGTGAAGGATAACTACCTTCGCCTTCCCAATAGAAAACCTGAATGGGTCTAAATTATGAGAAATGAATTTTTGTGGGTAGAAAAATATGCTCCAAAAACAATTGAAGAATGTATACTACCTGAAGGTATTAAAAAAACATTTCAGGACTTTGTAGATAGAGGAGAGATTTCAAACCTGTTGCTTTCTGGACCTCCTGGAATTGGTAAGACAACAGTTGCTAAAGCATTATGTAATGAACTTGGAGTAGATTTTTATGTCATCAATGGATCCGATGAGGGTAGATTCCTCGACACTATCAGAAATAATGCGAAGAACTTCGCTTCGACCGTTTCACTTTCATCAACTGCTAAACACAAAGTCATCATTATTGATGAAGCAGATAATACAACCAGCGATGTTCAACTCCTCTTACGGGCATCTATTGAGGAGTTTAGTGGCAACTGCCGATTCATCTTCACCTGCAACTACAAAAACAAAATCATCGAACCACTCCATTCCAGATGTGCCGTCGTTGATTTTGGAATCAAGACCAAAGACAAACCAAAACTTGCCTCAAAATTCTTTGAAAGGCTCAAAAAGATCTTGGATCAAGAGAAAGTTGAAGCAGATGATAAAGTTCTTGCCCAACTTGTAAATAAGCACTTTCCCGATTTCAGAAGAGTTCTGAACGAATGCCAAAGGTATTCTGTTTCTGGAACAATTGATTCTGCAATTCTTGCGTCATTTTCTAATGTTAAACTCAATGATCTCCTTAAATACCTCAAAGAAAAGAACTTTCCGGAAGTTCGTAAATGGGTTGTGGCAAACCTTGATAATGATGCCAGTAGTGTTCTTCGTATGGTGTATGATGCTTTATATGAACATCTGGATGGTCCCAGTATTGCTTCTTGCGTTCTTATTGTGGCGAAATACCAATATCAATCAAATTTTGTAGCAGACCAAGAAATAAATCTTCTTGCTTGTTTGACTGAAATAATGTGTGAGGTTTCTTTTAAATGATTGATTTTAATTTATTTGATTTTCCTTCTATTTTTGGTGTAATTAAATCTACTGAAGGACTTAAACGAAATCAAACAAGACCATTACGAGCAGAAATTCAAGAAATTGCTATTGCTAAGTATAGTGGAGGACAATTGAAATATGTTGGAGATACTGAAAATGGGAAAGATTTTATTGGTATCTTGGATAAAATAAATTATGAATCTAAAGGAATGGATGGGTTATTTCAAAAAACCGTACCTTACACTAAAGAAATTACCTTAAAGAATTTTCAGGGCAAAAATTTGGGTCTTCCGGAAAAAACCTTTGATCACATGCTTCTCTGGGATACTAAAAAATATACTGTTGGAATTTGTTCTTGGGATGCTTGTATAAAAAATGCAATTCTTAAGGATGGATCCATACTTTCCTGATCTTAGATATTATAATGAGTTCCGAGAACCATTTCTTGGTGGTGGATCTGTGGCAATTCATATTACTAAAAAATATCCAGACTTAACTATTTGGGTAAATGATCTTTATGAACCTTTGGTGAATTTCTGGCAACAACTTCAGATGTTTGGTGCCGATATGAAAGACAATCTTGAAGGGATAAAATTAGCAAATAATAAACCAGAATTAGCAAGGGATCTATTTATTTATTGTAAGGATAAATTGCATGAAGAAGGTCGCTCAAATCTTGATCGTGCTTCTGATTTTTATATTATCAATAAGTGTTCTTTTTCTGGACTTACGGAAAGTTCCACATTTTCTCCACAGGCATCTAATTCCAATTTTAGTCTTAGAGGTATTCAAAAACTTCCTGAATATTCTAAACTTATCTCAAAATGGCGTATAACTAACTATTCATATGATTATATGATGGACGGAAACAGGAATGTTTTTATGTATCTTGATCCTCCTTATGACATTAAGGATAATCTCTATGGGAATAAAGGATCAATGCACAAAGGATTTGATCACGATAAGTTTTCTGTTGATTGTGATAATAACGATATGGATCAGTTGATAAGTTATAATTCAGATCAGTTAGTGAAGGATCGCTTTAAGAACTGGAATGTTGCTGAATTTGATTTAACTTATACGATGCGTTCTGTAGGTGAATATATGCGAGATCAAAAGCAACGAAAAGAACTTTTATTATTTAACTATAATAAAGATCCAAAAATTCAATTCAGTTTTGATGGATGTTATAATTATGATAGATTGAAAAAAGAGGGTCTAATTGATGACTGAACTTAAAGATTGGTTAAACTCAATTTATGATAATAAAAAGGATTTGTCAGAGGATATTAAATCTTATCCGCCCTTTATCATCAATCGTTGTTTATCTGCATATGTTGATTGTATATTATATGCAAACGAAATAAATCTCAATCATTCTTTAGATAAAGATATGCAATAT